CTTTAATAATATTTTTTATAGATGCTACTTTGACCATTATCTTTTCTTTTTACCCTTTTTCTTTTTTTTCTTTTTCTTTTTACTCATTCCACCATAGTGATAAGGCATTATTTCCTCGCTTTCTTTTTTTTCTTTTGTTTTTTCATAATAGCTTTTTGTAAAGCCATTGGTAGTTTCTTTTGTTTTTTAGTTAGCATAGCTTCTCCTATTTGTTAGCATTTTTCATTACATTAGCCAAACTCTCACATCTTTTAGTAGTTTGTTTGTGCCAATTACTATCTATCATTTCTTCACTTGCTTTTGCAAGATCATTATTTTTTAATGCTTCCCACATTCGCTTGAACTTCATAACTCTTGGTTTTCCTAATTGAAAACACATTTCTATAATTACACCTTTTACAATATGATTATGTTCTATATCTGCAAGAAGTTCGTTAGCTGAATCGTGTGCTATTTTAAAATCATTATCAAAAACTTTTTCAAGAGTTTCTTTATCATAAGTAGTACCCTCAACAAAGTTGTCAGAGGGTAGTACAAGATGACCATAGCCAATAGTAGCGAAACCCAAACTATCGGAATACACAGTATCCCTAAACCCCTCATGTTCTTTAATTCGTTGTTTGATTTCTTCCATAAATTACCTTTCCAATGTTTTAGTATGTTTAATAATTTTATCATTCATATTACCTCGCATTCGTTGGTACACCATTAGAATTTACAAATGGAGCTTCTGCGAACGCCATGTAGATATGAGTTTTTCCATTTGCGTTAATTGTAGTCCCTGTATGATGAATTTTATAACCATTTGATAAAAAATCAATTTTATTTCCATGACTTTCGTTTTCTACATCAGTAGCGTCAGCAAGAAGAACACCATTAACTGGGTTATGAACATTTCTTTTATTATCATTCATATACCAAGATTTTCCAGAATCAGTTATTTGCTTGTATAGTAAAAAAGCTGGTTTAAATCCTGTATAAATAAATGGTCCATCAGCATTTCCATTTCCTGTGTAGCTTCCAAATTTTGAGTAACCTTTTTTTTCTGCAAAGCAGTAAGCAACCATAGTTCCACCTGCATCAAAACCACTCCAAGTTCCACAAGTAAAAACTGAACTTGTAGGTGCTGTATCGTTCCAAACAGGATAATCAGCAGTTGCCGCAGTATCATCAAGCATTAAATAATCTGTTTCTGGTGATGATGTATTTTTATGATGGTACACCATCCAGTTATTTGATTCATGCCTACCTTTTAAAATAATCATAGCAGGTGCTGAACCTAAACCATGACCAACAGTATAATTAGAACCAGAAGCAAGAGATGTCCAAGTAACTATTGAAAATCCTGCTGTTGTATTTGCAGATACAGTTGATGCTACACTTCCATCTGAGTTTGAGGCAGTTCCATTAGCACCTAACCAATTCCAACTAACGTATGATTTTGTGTTTCCATTAACAGCATCAGACGCACCTAACGTAAAACCATCAGAGTCAAATGCACTTAATTCACTTGTAACAGTAGTTTCTGCTTGAGTAGAATTAGTAAAAATTCCTTTTGCTGCACCTCTAACGGTATCAAATATTCTTGCACCATCAGCATCAGTTCGTTTTTTTATCCAAACAAAATCTGGTGCATAACCAATACCTGTAATAGATTGTGTACCACCATTCCCTGTCCAAAGTTTAGTATTAAAATAATCTTCTGGTTTTACAATCGAACTATAAGCCATAATTTTTATCCATAAGTATTTAGGTTAGATGTATTTAACGCATAATGACCCGAAGGTACAGCGTATTCAAAGTTTCCATGACCATTAGCATCACTGTTTCCTGATGAGATAGAATATGGTGGATTACCAAAATTTGCTGACCATTTCCAAGTGCTACCACCACCACCAGCCATAATAGCCATTGGGGAATCATAAGTAAATCCTGTTATAGCTGTTCCACTATTTTGTGCTGTTCCATTTTTATAAAATACTGCTTGTCCATCATCTAAATTTAAAGCTATAGATATAATATCTCCAGCACCCCAAGTATCTCCATATGTCGTGCCTGTACCATCTATATATTTTTTTCCATCTGTTCTATAAGCAACACCTTTATTTTGTGCATTAAATTCATTATCAGTAATCTTATCATAAGGAACTGCACCGACATGACTAACACCGCTTCCTTTTGTTATACACTTAAATTCTGCGTACCACTTGCCTTGAGTTGGCATAATAGTTGCATGAGCACCCCCATTGTCTGATCTAGTTGCAGTCAAATTTCCATCTGAAAATGTATTTATATAACTTGGATAATATATTATTAATGGATCAAAAGTTGCAAAATTCTCTACACATGTATCAGTAGATTGATCTATGCTCGTTAGATTATTTACAGTAAAATCATTGTTTAATCCCGATGCATCATTACCAACATTTGAACTATCTTTAAAATCAAGATAAAATGAGTTAGTTCCTGCAGAAGCAAATGCACCTATTTTTTTAGGCTTCCATATTCCTGTTGTGGAATCAGTCTCACCAAAACTAGAAGGCGTAAGTTGTGAGCCATCTATCATAATTGTTTCTGCCATATATCCACCAAAATAACTTATACTATCTTCCATACCAATTTCTTGTTGTGTGGTTGAATTTATATCTGTATCTAAACTTTGAGAACCACCAAAAGTATTTGTATCAAATGCTGTTTCTTGAACTCCATTAACATAAATTTTAATTCTATCATCCGCTGTCGATTGTGTTGTATCAAAAGCAACTACAATATGATACCAAGCTGATGGATCTCTTAACATTCTTGATGTTTTTTTATCAAAACCATTTCCTGTGCTTCCTGATCTTACACACAAAACTCTCAACTTATCATTTCCATCAATTCTTATTGCTGTATGTGTATTGCTATCAGGCTCAGAATAAAGTAAGCCTTCTTCAGTCCCTTCAAAATCTCCTTTTTTAATCCAAGTTGAAAAAGTAAAAGTTTTTTGATTTCCTGCACTTGATGGAGTTCTTGTTAAATTATCACTACTGTCTTTATCAAACCTTAATGAGTTATCTATACTTTTAGGAGTTGATGGCCACTGACTGTTGCTGACAAAATTTAAAACATCGTTCATTCTCCACACACCACCGGCTACTCCTTTAAATAGTCCTCCGACTGGTGTGTTTGCTGGTCCGATTATTCCTCCGTTTTTTCTAGACATTATCTTGCCGTCCCCGCTGCTTTGGTTCCTGCTGTCACAAATGGTGTTTCTGCAAAAGCCATATAAATTAGTGTTTGTCCTGAATCATTTAAAGAGCCTAATGCTTCAAAACCATTACTTAAAAAATTTAAACCAGTATAAGTTGCTTCTGCATCATTATTATTTGGTTTTAATACTTTAGTTACAGCATTAAATGTATTTCGTTTATTATCGTACATATCCCATTCAGAAGAATTAGAACTTCTTTTTTCAATTACAAAAGCTGGTTTAAATCCTGTGTAAATAAATTGGCTTCCACCATTCCCTGTATAGCTTCCAAATTTTGAGTAACCTTTTATTTCTGCGAAAGAGTACATTATGAAAGAATCTCCATTACCATTAGTATCTCCAGCTGAACCTAAATTATTAACAGTAGAAGTTGGAGCCACACTACCCCAAGGATTATTACTTGTTCCAGCTGCACCACTAGTATCTAACAATATATATTTATCTGCACCACCTAAACCATCATGATAAATAATCCAAGAATCAGCATCATTTCTTTGCTTAACCCAATACATTTTGGGTGCCACACCTAGATGATGTGGAATTGTATGATCTTCTGTTCCATTTCCTAAATAAGTTATTATAGAAAATCCAGCAGTTGTATTTACAGAACCAGAGTAGGCTTTGCCAGTTCCAGAGCCAGTAGTTGTTCCAGACACGGATGTTCCAGCTTTCCAGTTCCATGATGCGAATGTTTGGCTATTTTCATTATGACCACCCTCATTTCCTAATGAAAAACCATCACTATCAAAAGAAGTTAATCCATTAGTCTCTGTATTTTCTGCATTACTAGAATTTGGGAGAAGTTGTTTTGTAGCACCTCTTACAGAATCATAACATCTATGATTAGATGTTCCACTTCTTTGTTTTAACCATGTCCAATCTGGCTGAAATCCAACTCCTGTTATAGATTGAGTTGAACCATTTCCTGTATAAAGTTTAGTATTAAAAAACAATCCTGGGTTATCAATAGTCGTATAAGCCATTATCCAAACTCCGCTAGGTTTTTAGTGCAAAGGGCAAAATAACCCGATGGCACTGCGTATTCAAAATTACCATGACCATTAGCATCTGCATTTCCTGATGAGATTGTAAATGGTGAGTTGCCGAAATTAAATTCATAAGTGTTAGCTGAACCACCACTTGTATCACCATCCGAAGTTGCAATGTAATAAAAACCACTTGATGGTGTTCCTAAACTAAATGCAGCACCTGTACCAGTTGAGCCTGATGTTGGGTCTCCACTATCTTGAAAAGTTCCATTTCTTGAAAAATATAATTTGTTATTATCTAAATCTACAGCTATGCCTATTATATCATTATTGTTCCAAACTGTTCCATAAGAAGTAGCTGATCCATTATTTACTTTATTTCCACCAGATGCCGTGTAAGCATATCCATCAGTACCATCACCCACTCCATCTGTGGTTGAAGTAGGTGCCTTACCTTTTATTCCAAATTGTGCATAACCGTTATAAATTTGTACAGCTTTTATTTCACAATACCATTTACCACTACTAATACCAAAAGTTGATGTATTTGCAGCTTTTGCTGATGCGTTAGTAACAATCTTTATGTTTCCTTCACTAAATGTTGAACTAGCATAACCATTATCTAAAGGATTCATAACTGCAAAATTATTGCTGCAGGTATCTGTAGATTGGTCCGTTGATACAAGATTATATTCTGTTAAATCTGTTCCACCATTAGCATCATTACCTAAATTACTACTATCTGCAAAATCTAATCTAAACCCGTTGGTGCCATATGCTCCTGTGTATGCTATTGGCTCCCAGATATTTGTAGCAGGGTTTATTGCACCAAATGATGTTTGATCGAGTGCTGTTCCATCAACATAAATTACTTCTGCTAGATAACCATGATAATAATTATTTGTTGTATCATAAGTGCCAACATAAATATTTGTATTAACTATAAGTTCTTGATCTTGATTAGGATATGTTGCTGTACTAAATGATGTTTCTTCAACTCCATTAATATAAATTTTTGCTCTATCAGATGATGTACTTTGTGTTGTGTCTATAGCACAAACAAAATGCATCCAAGCAGAGGTATCTCTAAAAACTCTGTTTGTAGCAAGATATAATTTAGCTGACCCACCTACTTCTCCATAAAGAATAAATGTATTATCTGATAAAAAAGCAAGAGAAATTCTATTATTAGCATTTTGATAAGTGCCAATTGGAAATTGATTTGAACCACTAGGGACTGCTCCTAAAAACGATCTTTTAACCCAAAAACTAAAAGTTAATGTTTTTGTATTTCCAGATGAAGCAGTTTTTGTCATGTAAGTATCTGTTTCAAACCTACACGAATTAGCAATGGTTGTTTGTGGAAAAGCAAGAGGCCATATAGATGATGATTGCGCTTCAAACTGACTGTCCAAGGACCACACACCTGAAGCAACTGACGTTGTTGGTGTATTTATTTTTCCTAAGATTCCGCCGTTATTCTGGTCCATTAGCTACTCCATTTCGCTCCATCAGTGGACTCCTACGCGTCGTCTATCGATTCATATGATACGAATAAATCTAGATCAGATGCTGCACCTGCTCCACCTTTAAGCACATCACCTTCCATTAGGTAGATTGGTGTGTCAAGTAAAACCAACGTTGAGTCAGCTGGCACTGATATT